CGTTTTTATTTTGCACACGGTAGTCGTCAGAAGGTCTTGATAGCAAGGCTTTCTGGCGGCTTTTTTGTTTTTTGCCGTTTGTAGAGTGCAAAGAAAAAGCCCCGTTTACGGAGCATATAGGCAGATTACGCCTTGGACTCGGCAAACGGAAACTTGGGGGTGTTCATAGGGTGTGCACTCGGCAAACGGGAATGTCGAGATTTCGAGCAGAAAATCCCCACTACTGCAGAGTGAGTCTATATAAATGCAGATTTTGATACAATAGAAAAAGCCCTCCCCCGCCGGAAAATGGCTGAACAGGGCGCAAAAACAGGGCTTCCGTGGTCAATTGCTGACTTCGGAAGCCCTGCCTAACTGTATGGAATTGTCGGCGCTGCCGTTTCGGTCGGGTGGCAACTTACCCTGCAAAAACGGCGGCGAGGGAATAATTAAATTGTGTGGCAAAATTAAAAGGTTTCTTGATGGTGTCGAATCTTTTAACAGTAACGAGAGACGAAATAATATCATGCTGATATTACAATGATATTAATTTATATCCTGGCGGTTTAACACATTACGCTATGTTTTATAATTCATATCAAATCATATATATTCATGTGAAACGCTTTACAATTTCGGCTTTTTGTGCTATACTATCTTAAGTCGCGAGAAAGGAGTTTGTTTAATGGATACAGGCAGAAATGATGGGTGGATAGGCATAGACGAGGCGGCCGAATACCTTGACGTAAATAAGGACACCATCAGAAATTGGATTAAAAAAGCCGAATCAGAAATTCCTGCGCACAAAGTAGGTAAGCAATGGAAGTTCAAGCGTTCCGAGCTTGATGCTTGGATATTAAGCGGCAAAAGTTCAATATAGATTAGGAGAAAGACATGAGTGAAAAAAGTGTGTTTGTGCCGCCGATTAAATGTCAAGGCATAAAAACCAAATTAGTACCTTTTATCATTGAAAACGTCCATCGAGACGATGCAGGGCTATGGATTGAGCCTTTTGTTGGAACGGGCGTCGTCGCGCTCAATCTTGCACCGCAAAGAGCATTATTATCCGACAAGAATCAATATATTATCGCATTATACCAAGGCATTCAGAGTGGGAAAATAACCAGCAAAACCGTGAGAGAATTTCTTGAGTATCACGGCAGCATTCTTGAAGAAAGAGGCGCTGAGTACTATATCGAAATGCGAGATGCATTTAACGCAAATGGGGACCCGCTGTATTTCCTTTTCCTGAATCGTTCTGATTTCAACGGTATGATTCGTTTCAACAAATCAGGCTACTTCAATGTTCCGTTTTGTCAAAAGCCTAACAGGTTTGCAAAGGCATATATCACTAAAATCTGTAATCAAGTCGCAAGAATGGCGCAAATCATGGACGGGAAAGATTGGCGATTTGTTTGTTGTCCTTGGCAAGAGACATTTGAATCTGCTACTGAGAATGATTACATTTATCTTGACCCACCATACATAGGGAGAGATACATCCTATGTTGGGGAATGGCCGGAAGAAGAAGCCGTGCTTTTATCCGAGTATGCGCATAATACTCCTGCTAATGTATGCCTTTCTATGTGGCGTGAAAATGAATTCAGAAGAAATGAACATTTATATGACCACTGGTCAGACTTTACATGGTACGAGCATAATCACTTCTATCACATTGGGGCAAAAGAATCTAACAGGCATCCTATGATTGAAGTACTGGCAATAAAGCGATAAATAAAAGAGGAGGAGGAATGATAACCTTTCTCCTCTTTTTTGTGCTTAGCGTCCTCTGAACAACCTGATGTTTTCTATAACTTTCTCATAGTTATACTCATGAAGAAGTTCAGGAGCAGTTTCTTGTTGAAGGAACCAATCCATGAACCCATCAAGAGAAGTGTACGCTTTTGAAGCAGCGCGGTATTGAGGGTAATGTTTCCAGTACAGGTCAAAGGCATCCGCGCCTAATCTACTAAAAGGACCGTTGCCATCAACAAGGTCTTGAAAAATCCTTGTGGGAAAAGAACCGATATTTTCTGTGTTTCCAGAACCCGGCTTATCTCCAGCTATTTTATATTTCTCTTGAATGAAATATCTAACATTGCTATAAGGAAATTCAATTTTCGTCCTGTCCTCATATGAATATACACGGCTCGCTTGTGCCGCATCATTTCGTTTGTAAACGAAGCCTATTACATAGTGCCTTGTGTAATCCGTATACGTGTACTCAATATTCTTGGTGTTGTTACGCATATACGAACCAAAAGAGCCGAGCGTAAACTTTATTGATGACTGTGCCGTGTCGATGTATGTAGTCTTAATGTCGATGGCAATTTTTTCTTTTGATGCTTCGTCCGTCATCATTACAAAATCAGGATATACAGTCTGTGATTCAGGGGTTTTGAGAATGAGCCCGTGTGCCGCAGCTATTTCCTCCAAAACTGGTTGGGCAAGCATCTCGAAAACGCGACCAATGATTTTTGAATCAGTTCCAAGTGTATGTATCCTGCTATCAGCATCGATGATACCATACGCACCAAAATGAACATTCTTCATATTTTCGTAAAATTCGGTAATTAAAAACTCTTCCATTGTTTTTCTCCTATTCTAATTTTTGTTTGGCGCAACTGCTTGGCCGGTCACATTCATATGAGAAGTTTATACAGCGCCGATTTGTGCAGCTACCGCCCTTGCGATAAACGCAAGAATTTGTGTTCACTGGATTTACCCGTTGCACAGGTTTTTCTTTGACCACTCGTCTTTTTTTTACGGGTGGCACCCAATCATCTCTATCTTGGATGATAATAAATGAACTGATGGTTTTCTTCAGGTCGTATAGGATTGGCTTTCCGCTACTTACTACGACATATTGTTCAAGTGTATCAAGTGCGACGGATTCTATTGATGTAAGTCGCAAAAAAACCTGAGGGATAAAGTCCTCTTTCTTATACAGAAAATCGTCATAGTATTCAGGATACCCATTTATTGGCCGCTCATAAGAAACAGCATTCATCTGGCCTTTGTGTAATACGCCTGCAGTGTATAAAAAGACCATGCAGGATGTGCTGTCTCCCATAAACTGCGAGAGGTATTTTGAGGAGATTTTCTTTCCAAACTTACCAAACCAGCAGTAACCAAATGAGTGAATCACTGCTTTATGCTCTTCTATCGTATCGTAACCTTGAAAATCCGAGTAACGTAATAAGAGCGCCTTGGTCCGTTGAATACGACTTTCACCTTCTTTCTTTGTTGTAACCATTGTTTTCCTCCTTGTGGTGTAACATTATCTAAAAACAGATGAGCGGTTTCTCTTATGTCAAAACTGCTTTTCAATCTCGCTGAATTACGGGATTGGGTTATCTTGGATAAAATTCTTCTTTCGTCAAGGCCATATCTAAAGCTCGATACAGGTATCTCTTTCCGAAAGATACCGCACCGATTCTGCCTTTTCGTCGAGCGTTATTATTTCTGACAATTAGCTTCCTCCTATTCTGGCAATGCCTCATTTCCCATCATCATGTCATAATGCTGCGTCTGCCCAAGACAGTCGAAAATCGTCCAAAATACATCGCGGCACTGTGTGACGTCCGCGCTCTCGTCGACAAAGTCCATGCCATCGTTAAAACCGTGGTCTTGCTTTCCGATGTATGACAGCATAGATAATGCCAGATGATACTTATCGTCATTGTCCGGCGTCCCATCGCCTGAAGGAACGATAAATCGATGCTTATACTTTTCAAGGACATCTTTGCGAAGATTAACTCCGTCATAACCGCATAACTGCAAAAAATAGTATTCGAGAATTCTACGGATGACGCTCATCGTGGTAATTGAGCCGGACAGCTCCCTGTATTCGCTCCACAGAGCCTTGTAGGAGTTCTGCACGGGATTGTAGTTTTCTATCGTGGGCGGCACAGTATCGCGGTTTTCTTTTGTGCAGAGCCGTACCGTGGACACGTTATTTCTCTTTTGAACAAGGAAATACGACACGAAATCAAACCTGCCGATTTGATTGTATGTAATCTCCCTGTGGAAATAAGTATTGTGTGTAAGGATGAAGATTTGTGCCACCTCGTCGCCCTTGAAAGTACGATCTTCAAGGTTTACGTTGTTGTAGCAGATTTCGATCAATTCTCGTACCAACGAGCTGACGAGGAAAAGGACGCCGCTGTCCATGCTCGTTATAGGGTCATCAATAACGACAATCTTCCGCCTTTTCTTTCCCGTTTCCTCGTAGCTACCTCGCACAACGTGGTAAAAATAGAGGAAGGCTATGAAATTGCGCTCGCCCTCGCTCAAGTTCTTGGCAGGCTTGTCGCTTCCGTCGCGCCGGACTTCATAAACGTGCTCCTCGCCGTCCTTCGGATAAAGACGAAAACCCTGAAGCCCTGCATCGCGCAATGTTTTATTGACTGCATCAATTGTGGCTCTCGTACCGACACCGTCTTTGTTGAGCGCGGTTAGCTCACGGTCGAGTTCTACTGAGCGGTCGTGGTTTTTCTTGTATGTGTCTTGAAAGTCATGATATTCTTTATCGAGCGTGGTAAAGCTGTCATTATACGCCTTTATATCAGCAGCAAGCGTAAATGCGATGAGCTCCTTCGTTTTCTTAATGCATTGTTTTTGTTTATCACCCTTCGAAGCAATGATAGTGTTGTTTTCATCAATGAGGGCGTTAAAGGCATCAATAATCGCGTTGATTTCATCACGAACCGTTTTCACGTCGTCCAACACGACGACGGAGGATGGTTCCTTTATTTTATCCGCTATTTTCCGAATGTTGCCTTCTACCGTTCTCTTGAACAATTCCAGTTTCGTTTTGTACTCAGTAGTATCTATCTTGGGTAACGTTTCCGCTTGCAGATTAGCCTCAAGAGTGGAAATAAACCCATTCATATCAGCAGAATATGCATCGAGAAGTCTTTGAAGATTAGAAACATCCTGCTGGTATTGGGCATCGAAGCAAGAGGCAATGCTCTCCTCAAAATCCGCCGGAAGTTCTCTCTGGCAGTATGGGCATTTACCATTTGCAGCAGTGCTATAATGCTTGTGCCCTTGACTCACCCAATCAGCGGCATTCAGTGCGCTGACAAATCTGGCAAATTCGGAATCGCTGCTGCTCGTAATGGGAACGCCGAGCAGTTTGTATATTTCAGACATACTTGCCAATTGCGAAAAGGAGCCCGTCTTATTGAAGCGCGGATAGTTTCTGCCACTTGCACTGAACGCCGTTTCACACATGGCTTGCAGCTCGTGTAAATTGTATTCCACAGGAGAGGTGCCTTTCAGCACTTCTGTTGCAAAGAGAATTTTTGTGCCCTTATACCCAGTCATCGCGTTGCCGAGAGCAGCGCGAAGCTCGGCGCTGTGGCTCCAACAAACGGCGCGGAAGTTTTCCAGCAAGGTATCGAGCTCCGTTTTCTTTTTTGCCGCTGATGCCTGTGCCGTTGAAGCAGCCGCATCACAGCCTCTTTTCTCGACCGTTCTTGTGGCTATTTTCTCTTGCGTGTCGGCATTCAACGCTCCTACCGTAAACACACCGCGTAGCTTTTCGAAGCTCCGAAATTCTGCATCAACATAATCGTGGTCAAAAATCAGAGTCTCATATTCGTCGGCTGGTACATCGTGATGCCATGTCAGCCCCGTTTTATCCCGTATGGCTCTTGCGACGGTAGATTTGCCTGTTCCATTATTTCCGAAAAAGAAATTGATGAGGGTCGGCTCGATAACGACACCGTTCAAGGTGGCATCGTTGATTTCAATACGCTCTATTCCATGCTTGATTTTATCCATAGCGCCACCTCCCGTGTCGTTACTGTTATTGTTGTTAGTCGTTTATTTTTCCTTCACGAACCCATTCGTCCACTTCGGATATTTTGAATTTATAGCGCTTTCCGGCACGGTACACAGGAAGTTTGCCTTCTCTGACCCATGCCCGCACGGTGTCCTGACTTAAACTGAGATGTTCGGCAATGTCCTCAAGGTTTACCCATTTTTCCGGCATTTCGTTATTTTGTTCTTTATCCATGTTTCGCCTCCGTGTAGTTAGAATAAGTCGATGTGTGCGTCCGTTAGTTCCTCAAACAGATTTACTCTTTTAATAGCCCAATGTGTACGATTAAGCTCATTAAAGCAGTTTGCACCTAAAAGACAGAGTTCTTCGAGAAGCCCATTTAGCTTTTGCTGTGGTATTTCCTTTATAAAACGATACCTGATTTTAGTGTCTTTCCCATGAGGGCTGATGGCGGTCACGCGCCCCCAATATGCCATTTGTCCTTCATCAGTTCTGCCATAGTCGTGGTTTTCTGACATAAAGAGTGCAGGATATGACTTTATGGTTTCTCTGTCGGCGTCAGTCAAATAAATGAAAGCGTCTCGTATTTCTTCGTCTGTATAGCCCCTTTCAAGCACACGGTCGCCCCGTACAATAAAGCTGCCTTCAATTCCTTCAAACGGCTCACCAGTTCCAAGGACAAACAGACTGTAGTATTCGCTGGATAGCTGAGTGCTTGTCCTTTGTATCGTCCCATCCGGCTTGATCGTTGATGTATTATAAACGCTGACGTGAATTTCATTGTTTACCGTTTCGGCGCGGCCTATTTGTGTGCCATTGTTCCCAGTCTGAGTAAAAGACATCGGCGCAGGTGATTGTCCGCTGAGAGCTATGTCAGCGGGCTGAATGGGTTTTATTTCGTTACTCATATCATCACGCTCCTCAATCGCCGTGCTTTATTGTCAAAGTTCCGACGCTACCGATTTGTGTGCTGTTGTTGCCGTTCTGAATAAAAACCATTTGATTCGTGTTCATTTTCTTTTGAGCACCGGCCTGCTCGTCTGTGCTTTCCTCAATAATCGTCTCCGCATACTCAGGTGTGGTATCCCCGGAATCAGGCGATTCGATTTCTTGAACAATGCAATTCGTCACAGTCAGTTTCTGCGTGTATCCGGCAGTCGGCTTCCAGCTCTCAATGGTGTTACGCCCCTGCATATTATCGGGGCGGTTTTGCAGAATGTAATGCCAGATGCCAATCAGAAAAGCCTGCAAGCAAAAATGGGTCGAAACTACAAGTGTTCTCTTTGAAATCGTAGAGCCGTCCTCTACCGCGTAAAACTCGGCATCATCTTCGATGGATGTATCTTCGGAAATAATCTCGACGAGTGCTTCAACAAGGTACTCGTCTTTTTTTGTGTTTTCTCCTGTTTCGAGATAGGTGTCAGTGAAAGAAAGCATCCGAGAGAGCGCTGTTTGATAGTCCGTCCTTATGCACTCATCAAAAGCGCGGGTTTCCGCCGTTCCGTTAAGCGGAATATATATTCCCGCATTTTTGCGGCAGTTTTTATATGAGGAGGTATTCTCCTTGAAGGTCTTTCCAGCCGGAACTGTATAGTTCGGGCTGATAATGCGTATCAAGTCAGCGAAGGCTTCTGGGTCAGAAAGGCCGTCGGAGTCTCCGCTATAATGCTCCCTCACACCGAACCGCTGCTTACGGGCATCAAGCAAATAAGTTAAAAACACGCCTCCACATAGGCGTGGGCAGTCATTGATTGGCATAGATTTCCTCCATAGATAAACAAATATCGCTGCTATCGCTAATAACCATACTAACCATAGCACGATAACTTTACTAACTATTGGATAGCTCCTGTGAGAAGTCACAGGGGCTTTTTTCGATTTGCGCAAGATTTGAGCGGATAAGCAAATCACAACAAATCCTACTAAATCATTATATCACGCTTTTCTGTGAAAAACAATGACGCGGGCAAATCTTGTGTGTAAGTTCATAAAAAATTTCCTCCTGTGATTCTCACACAAATCACAACCTGAGGAGGAAATATCAATGCAAAACAACGACAATCGGCGCAAAATCTACATCCGCAATACAAAAACATGGGTGCCGGTAACCGATGAGGTCTACCGCGAATACTACCGTCCCCTCTGGCGCTTACAGAAGGAAGCGCAGAAAAACGGTCAATGTATGTGTCAGAAAGCAAAACTCTGGATGTGCGACGGTGACTGCGCCACCTGCGAATACCGCGCAGCCGGAAATACCATCTCTCTCGACGCGCCGATGGAAAACGGTGACGGCGAGGAGTTTAGCCTCAAGGATACGCTTGAGGACCCGACCGCCAGCTTTGCCGATGTCCTTGTGGACAGGCTTCTGCTGGAGCAACTCCTCAACGAGCTGGCAGAGTGCGATCCCGAAGGCAAGCGCATCTGTGAGCTTATTATGGACGGCTGCTCGAAAACCGAAATGGCGGACACGCTGCAGCGTGAGTTCGGCGGCGATTGGTATAAATCCAAAGCCGTCTATCGTGAAAAGCAGGTGCTTGACCGCCTGCGCAAACGTATCTTAGGTCTCATGTAATCACCCCACTTTGCCCTCTGTCAGAGAAAGCTGGCGGAGGGCAAAATTATTTTTCTGCTTTTTTTGTACGATGGGCTTCTTTTTTTCCAGTGGGTAGTGAGGACAGGGAAAACCGAAAAGTCCTCAGATTGGAGGAAGCCCAAATGGAAGCTACAAGACAGGTACCCGATACGGACGATGAGTTGATTGAAGTCTTGACCGCGATCAGCGTCGTATCCAAGCGGCTGGCGAGAAACCTCACTATCCTCGCCGCACAAAGCAAATCTAAGGAAGGAGAGCAAACGAATGAGCAAAATGAGCGAGATGACCTCGACCATCGAAGAACTGCGCAGGTGTGCTGCTGTTATCAGCGGCGCGGCTAATTGGCTGGCGGAGCAGTTTGACGACGACGGAGCGTCGGAAGCACCAGAACCCGTAAAAGAGCCGCTGCTCACGCTGGAAGCGGTCAGAGCCGTTCTTGCGGACAAGTCTCGTGCGGGCTATACCGCTCAGATTCGTTCTCTGCTCCAGAAGTATGGTGCCGATAAGCTGTCCGGTGTTGACTCGGCAAATTACAAGGCGCTGCTTGCGGATGTGGAGGGACTGACCAATGCCACCTAAAGGACACGCCATTCTCTCCGCATCAAGCTCCGACCGCTGGCTGCATTGTCCACCGTCCGCTCGGCTCTGTGAGAGCTACGACGACAAAGGCAGCGACTACGCCGCTGAGGGCACCGATGCCCACGCACTCTGTGAGTACAAGCTCCGCCGGGCGCTGGGCATGGATGCCGCTGACCCGACCGAGAACCTGACATGGTTCAACGAGGAAATGAGCGACTGCGCCAATGGTTATGCCGCCTATGTGCTCGAACAGGTGGAGACGGCAAAGCAAACCTGCACCGACTCCGTTATCCTAATCGAGCAGCGGGTGGATTTCTCCCGCTGGGTAGAGTCCGGCTTCGGTACCGCCGACTGCATCATCATCGCGGACGGTACCCTGCAGGTCATCGACTATAAGCATGGTCTTGGCGTTTTGGTCGATGCAACCGAAAACCCGCAGATGCAGTGCTACGCGCTCGGCGCTCTGGAGCTGTTCGACGGCATCTACGACATCGACTCGGTGCGCATGACCATCTATCAGCCCCGCCGTGATAATGTCAGCACCTATGAAATCCCGAAGGACGAGCTTTACAAATGGACGGACGAGATACTCAAACCCACAGCCGACCTCGCTTTCGCCGGTGACGGCAACTTTCTCTGCGGCGAATGGTGTGGCTTCTGCAAGGCAAAACACGACTGCCGCGCCAGAGCGGAAGCCAATATGCAACTCGCCCGTTACGATTTCAAGCTGCCGCCCCTGCTCACTGATGAGGAGGTCGAAGAAATCCTCACCCGCGTAGACGATCTCGTTGCATGGGCGTCGGATATCAAGGACTACGCGCTGCAGCAGGCGATCAGCGGCAAGGACTGGCATGGCTACAAGCTGGTCGAGGGCCGTTCCAACCGCAAATACACAAACGATGCCCTTGTTGCCGCTGCTGTTGAACGCATAGGCGTCGATCCTTATGAGCGCAAGCTGCTGGGCGTCACCGCCATGCAGAAGCTGCTCGGCAAAACCCGCTTTGAAGAACTCCTCGCGGCGTATATCGAAAAGCCGCAGGGTAAACCCACGCTCGTGCCGGAGAGCGATAAGCGTCCGGCGATGAACACAGCCAAAAATGATTTTATGGAGGAAAACGATTATGAATAACAGCACAAATAAGGTAAACAACCCGATGAAGGTCATCACTGGTCCCGACACCCGCTGGAGCTACGTAAATGCGTGGGAGGCAAAATCCATCAACGGCGGTACCCCGAAATTCTCGGTCAGCCTCATCATTCCGAAGTCCGACACCAAGACGGTCGCCAAGATTAAGGCTGCTATCGAGGCGGCTTACCACGAAGGTGAGGCCAAGCTCAAGGGCAATGGCAAGTCCGTGCCTCCGATGGCGGCACTTAAAACGCCCCTGCGCGATGGCGATACGGAACGCCCCGATGATGAGGCCTACGCGAAGGCTTACTTCATCAACGCCAATGCGATCACCGCTCCCGGCATTGTGGACGCTGACCGCAACCCCATTCTGACCCGCTCTGAGGTTTATTCCGGTGTGTATGGTCGCGCCAGCATCAGCTTCTACGCATTCAACAGCAACGGTAACAAGGGTATTGCCTGCGGCCTCAACAACCTTCAGAAGCTCCGCGACGGTGAGCCTCTCGGCGGCAAGGCGTCTGCTGAGTCCGACTTTGCCACCGACGATGACGACGAGTTCTTGAACTGACGAGGTGCTGCTATGACACATATGGAATCAATGATGCTTGCAGTCTGCTTCGGTGCCGTGGTCGGCACCCTTATTGGGAATCTGTTTACAATCGTGAAGTTTGCGATAGACGAACACCGTGAGAAAAAGCGCAATCGCAAAGAAAGTGACGAAAAGCAGTAAGTTAATCAGGTGGCGGAGGGAGACTGTCTTTCTCCGCCGCCTCTCGTATGGAGGATGATAAAACAATGGAAATCGAAACATGGAAAGACATACCCGGATATGAGCAACTATATGAAATAAGTAACTACGGAAGGATAAAAAGTCACAGGAATAACCTTATACGAAAAGATGTTCAATGCGGTCATGGCTATCGGGCGATTCAACTGTCTGATAGAAACGGCATAAAAATGCGTTACTATGTTCATCGCCTTGTCGCCTTAACGTTTTTCGGTACACCGCCCAAGAGCAATTATGTTGTCAATCACAAAAATCTAAATAAGTCGGATAATCGTGTGTCAAATTTGGAGTGGGTCACTGCTCAAGAAAATATGTACCACGCATATATCAATGGACGCACTGATTACCATAGAGCCAAAAGAAAGGATAACACAACAGGGCTAATTGGAATTAGTCCGCATTCTGGCGGGTATCAAGTGAATTTGTGTGGCAGATACATCGGCTGGTACAAAAGCAAAATAGCTGCGCAGTCGGCACGTTTAGCGGCAGAAAAGAGGATGATGTCACATGAATAGTTTGTCAATCGATATTGAGTCGTTTTCTTCGGCTAATCTTCAAAAATGTGGATTGTACAAATACTCGGAAGCGTCGGATTTTGAAATATTGCTCTTTGGCTATTCCGTAGACGGTAGCGCTGTGCAGGTGGTTGACCTTGCCTGCGGCGAGAAGCTGCCCTCCGACATCCTTGCGGCGCTTACCGACAAAGCGGTGACCAAGTGGGCGTTCAACGCCAGCTTCGAGAGAATATGCCTTTCCCGCTTTATTGGCCTGCCGACCGGTAAATATATTGATCCGGCTCCGTGGCGGTGTTCCATGGTCTGGGCGGCAACGATGGGTTTGCCGCTGTCGCTGGAGGGCGTCGGCGCGGTGCTCAAGCTGGATAAGCAGAAGCTGGCCGAAGGCAAAGACCTCATCAAATACTTCTGCCAGCCCTGTGCGCCAACAAAAGCAAACGGTGAACGCACCCGCAATTATCCATATCACGCGCCAGACAAGTGGTCGGCGTTCAAAAAGTATAACGTGCGGGATGTGGAAACGGAAATGTCCATACAGGCAAAACTTATGAAGTTTCCCGTGCCGGAATCCGTATGGGACGAATATCACCTTGACCAAGAAATAAATGACAGAGGCGTGGCGCTGGATATGACGCTTGTGCGGGAAGCTATCGCCATTGACGGGCGATCCCGCTCGGAACTTACAGCGGCAATGAAACAGCTCACAGAACTGGACAATCCAAACTCGGTACAGCAGATGAAACAGTGGCTTGCCGACAACGGCATGGAAACAGACACACTCGGCAAAAAGGCCGTTGCCGAGATGCTCAAAACAGCGCCGCCGGAGTTATCTGTTGTTCTTTCCCTTCGGCAGCAGCTTGCAAAGTCGTCGATAAAAAAGTATCAGGCGATGGAGAACGCCGTCTGTGCCGATGGCCGTGCCCGTGGAATGTTTCAGTTCTATGGGGCAAACCGCACCGGACGCTGGGCAGGTCGGCTGATCCAGATGCAAAACCTGCCGCAAAACCATCTGGAGGATTTGGCTGAAGCACGCGCTCTTGTACGCGGCGGCGACTTTGACGCTCTGGTAATGCTCTACGAGGATGTGCCGGACACGCTCTCCCAGCTTATCCGCACAGCCTTTATTCCGAGAGAGGGTGCAAAGTTTATCGTTTCTGATTTCAGTGCCATCGAAGCCCGCGTGATTGCGTGGCTTGCCGGAGAAAAATGGAGACAGGAAGTGTTTGAGGGCGGCGGTGATATTTACTGCGCGTCCGCATCGCAGATGTTCAAGGTGCCGGTCGAGAAGCATGGCATCAACGGTCACTTGCGGCAGAAAGGCAAAATTGCAGAACTCGCGCTGGGTTATGGTGGCTCGGTCGGTGCGCTCAAAGCAATGGGCGCTCTTGATATGGGCTTGACCGAAGACGAGCTTCAGCCGCTGGTTACAGCGTGGCGACAGGCAAATCCGCACATCGTACAGTTCTGGTGGGATGTTGACCGTGCTGCTACGGAGGCAGTTCGGGATAAACGCATCAGCGTCACTCACGGCATCAAGTTCTACTGCCAGAGTGGGATGCTGTTTATCGTGCTCCCGTCCGGCAGACAGCTCGCCTATGTTAAGCCGCGCATTGGAGAAAACCAGTTCGGCGGGCATTGCATTACCTACGAAGGTGTCGGCGGCACAAAGAAATGGGAGCGGCTTGACTCCTACGGTCCGAAGCTCGTTGAAAATATCGTTCAGGCGATTTCCCGCGACGTTCTCTGTTATGCCATGAAGACACTACGCTGCTGCTCCATTGTCATGCACATACACGATGAGCTTGTTATTGAGGCTGACCTGCGTATGTCGCTGGCTGCGATTTGTGAGCAAATGGGCCGAACGCCACCGTGGGCGAAGGGCCTGATCCTCCGTGCTGACGGTTATGAGACAGATTTTTATAAAAAAGATTAACGCATTTTCGGCCAAAGCGGTTTTTTGCCTCCATTGGACAGTAGAAGCAGAAACGCTCAAATTACGAAGGAGGCTTCCCAGCTATGTTTTATGTGAAGGAAAAACTTACCGACGCCGTAGAGGTGTCAATCGAGATCTCGGACGAGAATGTGTTCACTCGCTGTCCCGGCTGTGGTGACGAGGTGAGCATTGATCTTGCCGAGCTGTTCTCAGATGGCGAAAGTGACCTGTATGGAACGGCGGTCTACTGCGACAAGTGCAGCCGGAAAATCAGGAGCAAAGGCGGTGCCGTATGAAAGAGCTGATTCCAAAGGACGAGTATGGCATCTTTGCCGATACCCATGATACCGCGAGAGTTGACAGCCTGTTTGTGGCGCAGGCCTTTGAAAAACGGCATGACAATGTTCTGAAGGACATACGAGAGCTGGACTGTTCGGATACGTTCCGACTCCTAAACTTTGAGGAGTCCAGCTACCGCAACGCGCAGGGCAAAAAACAGCCCGCTTATTGTATGACACGCGATGGCTTTGTTTTCCTTGCAATGGGGTATCGCGGTAAAAAGGCTGCGGAGTTCAAGGAACTGTACATCCGTCGTTTCAATGAGATGGAGAGCTTCATCAAGACGCTCGTCTCAGCACGGCAGGAGTTCCCGCTCCTTACTGCCAACATTAAGCTACTTCATGACACGCCCAAGCCATATCACTTTTCCAACGAGTGCGATATGCTCAACCGCATCGTGCTGGGCATGACGGCAAAGCAGTTCAGACTCGCCAACGGCATCGAAAAAGGCAAAAGCATCCGCCCGTATCTTTGTGATGGTCAAATCTCGATGCTCGAAGCACTGCAGAAGGTTGATATCGGACTGCTTGTGTCGGTGCCGGATTATGAGCAGCGCAAGCGGTATCTGGAGTGGTACAAGCTCAAAACGGAAGGAATAGCCATATGAGTATAAACAAATTCAACAGCGAGGGTTACTACGACCCAACGGCTCATGCCGCCCTCTCCACCATTGGAGCTGAGGAAAAGGCGCTCAGAGCCTTTCGTCCTATTGTTTACATCTGCTCTCCCTATGCTGGGGATGTGGACGGAAACGTCACGGCGGCGCAACGTTACAGCCGGTTTGCCGTGGACAAGGGTTACATACCCGTCGCCCCGCATCTGCTGTTTCCGCAGTTCCTGCATGACGCCGACCCCAAGGAGAGCCAGCTTGGATTGTTCTTCGGCAACGCCCTCATGAGCAAGTGTGCCGAGGTCTGGGTGTTTGGCAGCACCATCTCAGCTGGCATGGAGGCTGAAATCAAACGCGCCAAGTGGAAGGACTACCGCTTGCGCTATTTTAACGAAAACTGCGAGGAGGTACAAAAATGCGTGAATTGAAGATTGCCCTCGGCAATTCCCGACAGGCGAAGTTCTGGTCAAATAAGACCATGTCCTTCGATGATATATGCGACCGGCTGAAAACGCCGATACGCACGACGGAAACCGCAGAGGAATACTCCAAACTGCCAAAGCCCAAGCGCGATGAAATAAAGGACAAAGGTGGCTTCGTAGGCGGACATCTGCGGGACAACCTTCGCAAGGTGGGAAATGTGGCCTGCCGTTCCCTTTGGACGCCAGATATCGATAACGCGACGCCGGAGTTCATTGCCGCGCTTAAGGAGAAATTGGCCTTCAAGTGCGCGGTATATTCCACGCACAGCCATACGCCGGAAGCTCCGAGGCTCCGCATTGTGGCACCATTTGCGCGAGATGTTTCCGCAGACGAGTTCGTGGCAATCTCCCGCTTCATGGCGGCGGAGCTCGGCATCGATATGTTTGATGAATGTTCATTTATTCCCAATCAGCTCATGTACTGGCCGACTTGTCCGTCAAACGGCGAATACATCTGCGAGTTCTTTGACGGTGTGCTTCTCGACCCGGACGCAATCCTGGCAGCGCATCCGAATTGGCAGGATTGCTCGTTGCTGCCTACTACCTCGCGGGAAAGCAAGGTCAGCAAGCCAAGCCAGAAGCCACAGGAGGACCCGCTCGGTAAGTCCGGTGTCGTAGGGGCGTTCTGCCGCACCTACTCCATCACAGCGGCGATCGACAAGTTTCTCTCAGATGTATATGCTCCGTCCGTTTCGGAAGGCCGATATGATTACCTCCCCGGTGAGAGCACCGCCGGTGTCGTGATCTACGACGACAAGTTTGCCTACAGCCATCACGCCACCGATCCAGCCTGCGGCAAGCTGCTCAATGCGTTTGACCTTGTCCGCATACACAAGTTCGGTAGCGATGATGAGAAAAAGACATTTCACGCCATGTCTGAAATTGCTTCACAGGATGAGAATGTAAAGCTCCTTTTAGTCGAGGAGCGGCAGGCACAGGCCAGCGATGATTTTGCCACTCTCGGCAGTGCTACTGAGTGGCAGAAAAAGCTGCAATATGAACCGCGCTCGACGGTGCTCAAGAACAATCTGCACAACATTACGCTTATCCTGCAGAACGATGAAAATCTTCATGCGCTTGTGTTTAATCAGCAGCTTGATGGCATGGAGATAAAAGGTAGCGTTCCTTGGCAGCACCCGTCAAAGTATTGGCGTGATGCCGACGATGCGCAGCTCATCAGTTATGTTGATTCCCATTATGGCACCTTCTCCCAACGCAATTATGATATCGCGGTTACGAAGGTTGCTGACGACCGCTCCTATCACCCGATACGAGAATACTTCGAACAGCTGCCTACATGGGACAAGGTGCCAAGGGCCGACACTGTGCTTATCCGTTATCTGGGCGCAAAGGACAATGAGTATGTGCGGGCGGTAACAAGGAAAACCCTCTGTGCCGCCGTGGAACGCATATTCCATCCCGGCTGTAAGTTCGATACAATGCTCGTATTAAACGGACCGCAGGGTATCGGCAAAAGCACCCTGATATCACGGCTGGGCGGCGAATGGTTCTCTGATAGCTTGAATCTTGGTGACACCAAGGACAAAACCGCTGCCGAAAAACTACAGGGCTATTGGATTTTGGAAATCGGAGAGCTTGCTGGACTTCGCAAAGCAGAGGTCGAAACGCTGCGCTCCTTTCTCTCCCGCCAGAACGATATCTACAGAGCCGCTTTCGGAAAACGAGCAACACCGCATCCGCGCCAGTGCATCTTCTTCGGAACGACAAATGCGGAGTCCGGCTACCTTCGTGATACTACGGGCAATCGACGCTTCTGGCCTGTAAAGACACCGGGCGGTTCCGCTGTCCACCCTTGGGGTATTACGACTGAAGAGGTCATGCAGATATGGGCTGAGATTTATGAGTATGTTAAGGCCGGAGAGACACTTCACCTGTCAGCCGAGCTTGAAGCCTACGCCAAAGAGGAACAGCGCGAGGCATTGGAGTCCGATGAGCGCGAGGGCTTGGTGCGTGATTTTCTTGAAGCACTGCTCCCAGAAAATTGGGAGGACATGGACACCTATGAACGCCGCGCCTTTTTGAATGACAGCGACTTCACCGCGGCAAGTCAAAAAGCAACCATGACGCGCACAAAGGTATGTAATCTGGAAATCTGGTGTGAGGTGTTCGGTAAGGATCGCGCCAACATCAAGCGCACCGACTCCAATGAACTGGCTGCGATGCTGGTTAAGCTGGGCTGGGTCAGGCTCCCAAAAAAAGAACGCATAAAGGGCTACGGCTCTCAGTTCGTCTTTGTTCCTAAAAATGTTCCCAAGTGATTTTCTGGGAACAGGCGGTCACCATTGGGAACGAGAGCTTGTAACCCAAGCTCCCAGAAGTGGACTTAGGAACGCTCTTAGGAATACCCCAATGGTGCCGCCGCAAGGCTGATTTATAGGTTGTGTTCCTGTGTTCCTAATAATTATCAATAAATGAAATCAATAAAACAGAAAAGACAGAAAGCCGAAAATCGCGCATTTACGCGCATAAGGGCTTTTTGAGACTTGAGAACAAGGAGAAAAAGCTGATGACAATACACGATGGACTTTCAAATTATGAACTGGACAGCGCTTATGTCCGCCGCTGTCATAAACGACTGAAGGACTGGGGTGCTCCTCTTGATCACTGGGTGTGTGTGGATATTTACGATGTGGCAGACGATGATGCTGACGTGACGGAGTTCTTCACCTGTGAACTCTGCGATTGTACGCAGGTGCGATTCGTTCATGTGATGCACCACGAGGACTTCTTTGAAGATATCCGCGTCGGCTGTATTTGCGCCGGCATCATGGAGGGCGACATCCTTGCGGCAAAAGCACGTGACAATGAGATGAAGAATCGAGCCAAACGTAAGCGGAACTTTCCCCAGAGAAAATGGAAACAGACACAGCGCGGCGGATTCTATACGAAGTATCGCGGAGTCCCCGTTTTTATCAACAAGAGCTACTACAACCAAAGTCAGCTCGGCGTCTATATCGAAGGGAAAGCCTACTGGTCATACAAAGGCAAACCCATTACAAACTTTCTCTCAGCCGCATATGCCGCATTTGAAATCGTTGACCCTGTAGCGAGGATAATGGAATGCGAGAAAAACAGATAGAACAAAAATTCGTGAGAGCAACGAAAAACATGGGAGGCATCGCGCCGAAGTTCGTAAGTCCCGGCTTAGACGGTATGCCTGACCGCATCGTGCTTTTACCGGGAGGTCACATTGGTTTTGTGGAGGTCAAGGCTCCGGGAGAAAAGCCGCGTCCGTTACAGCTTGCAAGGCATGGGCTGCTTCGACGGCTTGGTTTTAAGGTATTTGTGCTGGATGATGAAAAGCAGATTGGAGGGATTCTGGATGAAATATGCGCCACATAACTATCAGGTCTACGCTACCCGCTACATTGAGGAACATCCCATATCTGCTGTTCTTCTGGATATGGGTCTTGGCAAAACTTCCATCACGCTGACGGCGCTGAACGACCTGCTGTTTGACAGCTTTGAAGCACACCGCATTCTGGTGATTGGGCCTTTACGAGTGGCGCGGGACACATGGACGGCTGAAGCAGATAAATGGGATCACCTGCAGAGCCTCATCTGCACTGTGGCCGTCGGCACCGAAGCGGAACGTCGGTCGGCGCTGCTAAAACCCGCCGATATTTACATCATTAACCGTGAGAATATCCAATGGCTCATTGAGGACAGCAGACTGCCATTTAACTACGACACCGTGGTGGTAGATGAGCTGTCCTCCTTCAAGAATTATCAAGCAAAGCGCTTCCGGGCACTCATGAAGGTACGCCCCACGGTAAAGCGCATCATCGGGCTGACCGGCACTCCCAGCAGCAACGGCCTGATGGATTTGTGGGCGGAGTTCCGACTGCTGGACATGGGCGCTCGGCTGGGACGCTTCATCAGCCACTATCGGCTCGAATATTTCCAGCCGGATAAACGCAACGGCCAGGTCATCTTCAGCTACAAGCCACTGCCCGGAGCGGAGCAGCGCATCTACGATAAAATCAGCGACATCACCATTTCCATGCGCTCCACCGACCTTTTGCAAATGCCGGAGCTGGTCAGCAGCGAATATGCCGTTCATTTATCCGATGATGAGAAAAAACGGTACGATGCTTTGAAGCAAGATCTGGTGCTTGCGCTGCCGGATGGCGACATCACAGCCGCCAATGCCGCCGCTCTCACCGGTAAGCTCTGCCAGATGGCGAACGGAGCGATCTACACCGACAACGGCGACACCATCAATCTTCACGACCGGAAACTGGATGCCTTGGAAGACATCATCGAAGCTGCCGGTGGAAAACCGCTTCTGGTGGCGTACTGGTTCAAGCATGATCTTAGCCGTATTACCGAACGACTGCAAAAGCTCCATGTCCCGTTCTCCAAGCTGGACAGCGCCGAAAGTATCCGCAGATGGAACAACGGCGAATTGCCCGTAGCGCTGATCCACCCCGCTTCCGCCGGTCATGGGTTGAACCTGCAAAGCGGCGGCTCCTGCATCGTCTGGTTCGGGCTGACCTGGTCGTTGGAGTTATACCAACAGACCAACGCCCGACTCTGGCGGCAAGGTCAAACGGCTTCCACAGTGGTGGTGCAGCACATCGTGACCAAAGGCACTATTGATGAGCGCATACTAAGGGCGCTGTCACAAAAGGACAGTACACAGTCCGCACTGATAGATGCGGTGAAAGCCGATTTGCAAACATAAGACAATCTTCCACAATCCGTGCCAATCCGAGAAATAAAATATCGGAGGTACAGATTATGAATCCCTATGAAGAACTCGCAAACGCCATCGTGCTGCAGGCCGTCAAGGATTATCGGCTGCATGACGATGAACAGGAGCTTGACAGCATCGAGCGCTTCTTCCGTTCCGGCTGGTTTAGCGTCCTGACAAGCATCAATCCTGAAATGCTGATCTCCAAGCTGAGAAAGGAGAAGGTGTGCTATGACTACTAAAACCTACCTATCTCAGGCACGTTATCTGGATATGCGTATCAAATCAAAGCTCCAGCAGATTGACTCCTTAAACGAGCTGGCGACGACCTGCACTTTGGTGCTGACGGGTATGCCCCGTAATCCCAGCACCTCAACCTCTCGTATGGCTGATGCCGTTTGTAAAATCGTTGACCTGCAGAATGACATCAACCGTGATATCGACACGCTGGTTGACCTCAAGAAAGAAATCATGGGTGTCATCAAAGCGGTGGCAAATCCGGAACACCAGACGCTTTTAGAGAAGCGGTACCTCTGCTTCCTCTCGTGGGAGAAGATCGCCGTGGACATGGGCTACGACCTGCGCTATACACACAAGCTCCACATTCGGGCGCTGGAGGAATGCGTCATTCCTGCTTTACCTGAAGTGGACACAAAAAGACACTGAAAGACACCTGCCTCTTATGATAGTATTATAATCAGGAAAGCAGAATGAAGATGAGCCTTGTGGGAGCAATCCCGCAGGGCTTTCTTTATACCCTGCGAGGAGGTGATATGATGCCGAAGCGACCCAAGCGGCCGTGTTCCTACCCCGGCTGTCCCAACCTGACAGACCGGCGTTACTGTGTGGAGCATGAGCGCAAAGAGAACAAACGCTATGAACAATACGGGCGCGACCCTACTGAGCGAAAGCGGTACGGACGAGCATGGAAACGCATCCGGGACAGTTATATTGCGGCGCATCCTTTGTGTGAGCAGTGCCAGAAGGACGGCCGAATCACTCCTGCCGAGGAGGTCCACCACATCCTTCCTCTCTCCCGAGGCGGGACTCACAGCCGCGATAACCTGATGGCCCTCTGCAAAGCGTGTCATTCCCGCATCACCGCAGAGAGCGGCGACCGCTGGAAGCCAGAAAAGAAATACAATTATTGAGGTGCCTATGAGAGAAGCGAAGAAATGCGTAGTTTGTGGGAAAGTATATGTTCCCAAAAGCAAAAGTCAGCAGTGCTGTTCTCCGGGATGCGCCAAGGTCAAAGTGGCAGAATCGCAACGGAAATATTATAAATGTCAATACTGCGGGAAACCTTTCTGGCGGCATGATGCCTTCCGCATGAAGTATTGCAGCGATGAATGCAGGCAGGCGGCAGCTGCCAAACAGCACCCGAAGAAGCCCCCAAAAGAGCCAACAGTTTACAAACGTGACTGTGCCTACTGTGGCAAACCGTTTGAAACTCACTATCCAAATCAAATCTATTGTTGTAAAGACTGTGGTTGCTCAGCAAACCTAAAACAAAAGCGTGAACAATGGGCCGGTACATTTATTTCTCAAAAACGTGTTTGCAAAGAGTGCGGCACTGAATTCGTGACAGAGTGTGGTGATACACACTCTGTTTTTTGTTGCCGCAGTTGTGCTGAGAAAAATGAACGCAGGCACGAACACGCCACGGAAAGGCATAAAGCATACATGCGCGAGGCTAAACGAGTCCGTGAAAAGCAGATCACAGCAGCCTTTGTTGAAGCCGTATCCTATGATGCTGTGTTTGCGAGGGATGAAGGTGTTTGTCAAATCTGTGGCTTGCCTGTCCTTTACGACAAGTTTGCCGATAACAATTGGTCTGGCACCATTGACCACATCGTTCCTGTGTCTGTCGGCGGCGAACACTCAATGCGGAACTGTCAGTTGGCTCACAGAATTTGTAACTCACTCAAGTGCCAGAGCGGCAAGCGATATATCATCGATTGGAAAGAAAAATCCAAGACGGATAACTACTGGCGTATCAAGTACAAGCAGTACGAATCGCTCATGGCATAACCCCATGCCCCTATGAATCTCTGTGACCTTTTTGCCTGGGAACGGGCGTGGGGTCATCTTCGCTAAAACGCAGAATCAAACGGGGTATTGACCCCGCCGAGGAAGGAGGAGTTGCCGCATGGCCAAAGACGGTACAAACCGTGGCGGCGTCAGAGCCGGTGCTGGGGCAAAACGAAAGCCGTTGGCAGATAAAATTGCGGACGGCAATCCGGGAAAGCACCCGCTCACCGTTATGGAATTCAAAAATGCTCCGGACCTGCGTGGTCAGGACATGCCGGAGCCAAAAGAAATGCTCTCGGCGGTTCAGAAAAGCGGTAAAGCTCTGCCCGCCGCTGACATTTACAAATCCGTCTGGGAATGGCTCTCCGACCGGGGCTGCGCTCACCTCGTTCCTCCGGATACCATCGAACGGTATGCCATGAGCGCGGCCCGCTGGATTCAGTGCGAGGAGGCCATCACGGAATACGGTTTTCTTGCTAAGCATCCCACCACCGGCAATGCCATCGCCTCACCCTATGTAACGATGGCAAACAGCTTCAAGTGCCAGACCCGTGCGGACTGGGCTGAGATTTTTCAGATCGTAAAAGAAAACTGCGCTGCCGGTTACAGCGGCGACAATCCGCAGGACGATCTGATGGAGCGCCTGCTGACGGCGCGGAAAGGAAAATAATCTATGGCGAATACAGAACGCTTTGAAAAAGTGGACATCAATAAGCTGGTGCCCTACGCCCGCAACGCTCGTACCCACAGCAAGGAACAAATTGCGCAGCTTCGCTCCAGCCTCCGGGAGTTCGGTTTTGTCTCTCCCGTAATCATCGACAGCGACTACAACATCATCGCCGGCCATGGCCGTGTTTCCGCCGCCAAGGAGGAAGGCTATAAAACGGTTCCCTGTGTGTTTGCGGAAAACCTGACCGAAGCGCAAAAACGTGCTTACATCCTCGCGGACAACCGCCTTGCCATGAACGCGGGCTGGGATGAGGAAATGCTGGCGGTCGAGCTGTCTGATCTGCAGGCTGACGCCTTTGACGTTTCTCTGCTCGGCTTCACCGACGCGGAACTAAACAAACTCTCCGGCGCGGCGGAGAACGTGAAAGAGGATGACTTCGACGTTGATGAAGAACTCAAAAAGCCTGCCGTCACAAAGCCCGGCGACCTGTGGCTGCTCGGCAACCACCGCCTGGTCTGCGGCGACAGCACCAAGACGGACACCTTCGACCTTTTGATGGACGGAAAGCTCGCAAACCTCACGGTGACCGACCCGCCCTATAACGTGAACTACGAAGGCAACGCCGGGAAGATCCAAAATGACAACATGGCGGACGACAAATTCTATCAGTTTCTGTTCGATGCCTTCGCCAATACAGAAAAGGCAATGGCGCAGGACGCCTCCATCTATGTATTCCATGCCGACACCGAAGGGCTGAACTTCCGCAGGGCCTTCTCGGATGCCGGTTTTTATTTGTCCG